TTGGCTGGTTCAAGAAAAGAGTACGAACTACTCTTCAAATTACAAGCGTCTTTGGGCGGAAACTTCAACGCGGCGTTCAAGGGTGCGATCAGTACCACGCGGCAACTGCAAAATACGATGAAGAAGCTAAATTCTACCACCGGCAAGATCGACGCGTTCAAGAAACAGTCAACCGCCCTTGAATCGAACCGGCAAAAGCTGGCACAACTGACCGCAGAGCATGACCGATTACAGCGCGAATTAAGTCAAACGGAACAGCCGTCGGAGAAATTGCGGGCCGCTATGGAGCGGAACGAACGGCAGATTGCCGATACAACCGCAAAAATCGAAGCACAGGAAGCCCGCTTGCGGACACTGGGCGACGAACTTTCCGACGCGGGCGTTGATACGTCCCGATTGGCACAGGAAAACGAACGGCTGGCGAAAAGTTATGACCGGCTGAAAAACGGTCAAGAGGAATTGGCGCGGCTGAACGGAGCGATTCAGAAAAACAACGAAGCAATTTCACAGACAAAAGCCCAGCTTGGCGGGGTGATCGGGACGGCGGCGGCGCTGGGTGCGGCGCTGTACGCCGGGCCGGTCAAGAAAGCCGCAGAGTTTGAAGCGCAAATGTCGTCGGTTCAGGCCATTTCGGGCGCGTCTGCGGGCGATATGGCGGAACTGACTGACCTTGCTAAAAAAATGGGCGCAACAACGCAGTTTACAGCCGTTGAATCCGGGAAAGCCCTTGAATACATGGCTATGGCGGGATGGGAAACAAAGCAAATGCTTGACGGATTGCCGGGTATTATGAACCTTGCCGCCGCTTCCGGGGAAGATTTGGGGGCCGTGTCCGACATTGTGACAGACGCGATAACTGCATTTGGAATGAAAGCAGACGACGCAGAACGGTTTGCAGATGTGCTGGCGCAAGCGTCCAGTAATGCGAATACAAACGTCGGAATGATGGGGGCAACCTTCCAAAAGGTTGCCCCTGTCGCGGGTGCTTTAGGGTATTCCGTGGAAGATATGTCGCTGGCAATCGGCCTTATGGCGAACGCGACGGTCAAAGCAGACGTTGCCGGTACTTCCCTGAAAACGTCCCTTGCGAACATGGCAAAGCCGACAAAGCAAATGAAAACCTATATGGACCGCTACGGAATCAGTCTGACCCGTTCCGACGGGTCAATGAAAACGTTCCGCGAACTGGTGGACAATTTGCGGTCGAGTTTAGGCGGCTTATCTCAAGATGAACAGGTGGCGGCGGCAACCGCAATTTTCGGCAAGGAATCGTTCGCCGGTATGCTGGCCATTGTCAATGCAAGCGACGAAGATTTTCAAAAGCTGTCCGATTCGATCAATAACGCAAGAGGTTCGGCGGAGCAGATGGCGGCAATCAAGCTGGACAATTTAGACGGCGACATAACCTTGCTAAAATCCGCCCTTGACGGCCTGCAAATTGCAATCGGCGACGCGCTTTTACCTACATTCAGAGCGGGAACGCAAGGAATCACGGACTTTGTAACGAAACTAACACAATTCATCAACGAAAACCCGGAATTGATTCAACAAATCGTGAAGATCACCGCCGGGCTTTTGGCATTCAAGGCGGCGACACTGACCGGAAAGCTGGCGTTTCTGGAACTGAAAGGCGGCGTTCTGTCCGTTCAAAAGGGCTTTACCCTCTTGAAAACCATGTTCGCCCTTGCAAGCGTCAATTCGCGGGGCTTTTCCGGCGCGCTGAAAGGCGTTGCAAAAAATGTGATCGGCTATTTCGGCGGAATCGGGAACGCGGTGGGCGGCGTGGGCCGCGCCTTTACCGGCCTGTTCAGCGGAACGAAGATCGGAAATCTGCTTTCCGGTATCGGCGGAGCCGCAGGCGGGCTATTTTCTAAAGCGTTTTCCGGTATCGACGGACTTGCAGGCGGAGCCGCAGGCAAGGTGACAAGCATTTTCGCAAGAGCGGGAAGCAAGATTGCCGCCGGACCGCTGGGGAAGATCGGCGGAGTGGTTGCAAAGGGGTTCGGCAAGGTAACAAACCTGATTGCGCCGCTCCAAAAGCTGGGCGGGGCCATTTTGGGGCCGTTCGGCGGAATTGCTGGAAAGATTCTGCCCGTCGTCGGCGTGATCGGCCTGATTATTGCCGCCGTTCAGATTTTCCGGGACCATTTAGACGATATACGGAACCTGATTGAACGGGTTTTCGGTCCGGCGGGCGTTGCTGTCTTTGATAATATCGTTGGTGTAATAACCAACATCGGCGACACGATCAAGGGCATTTTCAGCGACGGCAACCTTGCAAGCGCGCGGGAATTTATCAACGGAATTTTCGGCGAACAGGGCGTTGCCGTGTTCGACACGTTCGTTTCTATCATGCAGACGGTAGGCGGCGTGATCGGGCAGTTTATTTCGTTCATTGACACCAGCGTAAAACCTGTTATTGAAGAACTGTTCGCATTCATTGTAACGACAGTCCTTCCGCAAATTGCACAAACCTTTGTCGAGTGGGGACCCACGATCACGGGGGTTATTCAAAGCATTTGGGAAATCTTTCAGACGGTGGCAACCGCCGTCATGGGGATAATTCAAGCCCTTATGCCTACGATTCAAGGGCTGATTGGAACGGGCCTTGAAACTATCCGAACCGTTGTCGGCGGCGTGCTGACCGCGATTCAAGGGCTTTTGAACGTGTTTGCTGGGGTATTTACCGGCGATTGGTCCCGCGTTTGGGAGGGCGTAAAAGGCATTTTCTCCGGCGTATGGGAAGCGATCAAGGGCATTGCAAAGGGTGCAATGAACGGAATTATTGACATTATAAACGGCCTGATCGGAGGGCTGAACAAGCTAAAAATCCCCGATTGGGTCCCCGGCGTTGGCGGGAAGGGTATCAATATTCCGTTGATTCCGAAATTCGCAAAAGGAACGCCCCGGACCCCTGACACGTTCATAGCGGGCGAACAGGGCGCGGAACTTATCACCAACGCCAGGAACCGAACCGTTTTCAAGGCGGCAGAAACCGGGCAAATATTCACGAACCTTGCAGGCATGGCAAAAACCTTGACGGGGAACGGCGGTTTCCAGCAGTACCGGCTGGCAAACGTGGGAGCGGAAGCCCCGGACGTGAACCCGCCGACGCTTTCGACGGCGGACCGTCAAAGATCGGTTGTCATCCACAGCGCGCCGGTTTTCCACGTGGGGAACGACGCACAGGCGCAGGACATTGAAGAAATCTTGCGGAAGCATGATGAAGAACTTTTGCAGGAAATCGAGGAACGGGACCGCCAGAGGGCGGACGACGAAAGGCGGCGGGCCTATGACTAACTATACGACCATTGCCGGGGATATGTGGGACGGTATCGCCTATAAAACGCTGGGCGACGAAACATACACCGACAAGATCATAAAAGCAAACCCGGAATTCCGCCGCCTTTTCGTTTTCCCGGCGGGAATCGTGCTGAACATCCCTGACCCCGAACCGCGGGTTGCTGGCGGCTTGCCGCCGTGGAAGAGGGGGCAGGGATGAACGCACGAAGAACAGAAATCAAGCTGATTCTGGACGGTACGGACGTAACCGCGGACATTAACCGGGATTTGCTTTCCATGACCTACACGGACAACGAAGAGGACAAAGCGGACGATTTGCAACTATCCCTTGCAGATCGTGAATGGATTTGGCTGGGAAACTGGCTGAATAATGCGACGGCGGGGAAATCCGCGGAGGTTTCCGCCGTTATCATTCAAAAAAATTGGGAATCGACCGGGAAAGACCGGGTGCTGGATTGCGGAACGTTCGAGGTTGACACGGTGGAGGGGTCCGGCCCCCCGGCGAAAGTCAATATCAAGGCCGGGTCAATCCCTTATAAGACAGCCGCCCGGACGCAGAAAAAAACTAAGGCGTGGGAGAAAATCAAGCTTTCGGCGATTGCAAATGAAATCGCGGGGAAAAACGGGCTTGCCTGTATGTTTGAATCATCAACAGACCCGTTTTACGACCGGAAAGAGCAAATGCAGGAATCCGACATAATCTTTTTACAGCGCCTTTGTAAAAACGCGGGAATTTCCCTGAAAGTCACCGTAAAAATGATCGTCCTGTTCGACGCGGCAGACTATGAGCAAAAAGGCGCGGTCATGGTGATTCAAGAGGGAGCGGCGAACGTGTCGCGCTGGTCCTTTTCCACCAGTTTGCACGACGCGGCTTTTAGTAGCTGTCACGTGTCCTATACGGACCCGAAACAGAAAACGACGATAGAATACACATACACGCCGCGGGGGGCGGATAAATCCGGGCAAGTGCTGGAGGTAAACGAAAAGGTTTCGACCCGCGAGGAAGCCCGCCAGCTTGCTATGAAGCGGTTACGGCAAAAGAACAAATCGGAGTATAAAGCGTCGTTCAGCCTTTCCGGGGACCCGCGGCTGGTTGCCGGGGTAACGGTGGAGGTTTCCGGCTATGGGGCGTTCGACGGAAAGTACATCATCGAAACCGCGACGCACAGCATTTCCAAAAGCGGAGGTTACAAGACCGATATTACCTTGCGCCGGGTGCTGGAGGGTTACTAAATGGACGACCTGAATTTGAACGTATTAAAAAATATGTGCGGACGGGCTGGGTTTCCTCTGTCAATGTGGAGGAACGGACGGCCCGCGTTATCTTTGAGGACAAAGGAGAAACGATAGTTTCCGGGGAATTAAAGGTGCTGAAAAATCCGCCTTGGATTCCCGAATATTACGCCCCATACCGAACGGAATTTGAATCGGGCGGGAGCGGATACCCGGCATTTGAAAGCCATAAACACGACTTGATTGTAAAGCCGTGGTTGCCGCAGAAAGGGGAATTTGTGCTTTGCATTTACATTCCGCGGGACGACGGCGACGGTTTCGTGATAGGGGGGATTTGAGCGAATGGCGATTATCGGAAGCTGGGGGGATATTACCTTTTCTGTTTCGCGGCAGACGGTCAAAACCTTTGACGGCCTGAAATGGGAAAGCGGGGTGAAATACTCCACCCACGACCGGCATTTGAAAGAACCGCTTTTAGAATTCACGGGACAGGATACGGAATCCATGTCGTTTTCCATGTTTTTTTCCGTGTTTTTAGGGGTGAACCCGATTACAGAGGTTTCAAATTTGCTTAAAGCTATGCGCCGCGGAGAGGTCCACCGCCTTGTGATCGGCCCGAAAGCCTACGGAACCAACAAATGGGTCATTACGAAGCTTTCAAATTCCCTTGAACGGTACGACAACCGGGGAAATCTGCTGGTTGCGTCGGTCAATGTCACAATGAATTCTTATGCGGCACGATAGGGGGTGCGGCGACATATGGCCTATGTGGTAAAGGCGTTCAGCCTGAAAAAGATAAACCTTGCGCCGGAATCCACGGTTGAAGAGGTTTTGCAAAACGTCGCAATGATTATTTCAACGCCGAAATTCTCCGTTCCCCTTGACCGGGGCTTTGGGCTGGCACAACGATTTATCGACAAACCGATTCAATCCGCCCAGCCTATCCTGATTTCGGAAGTTTTAGACGCAATAGAGGAATACGAGCCGCGGGCGGAGGTTGAAAACGTGGACTTTATGCTGGGCGACAGGCCGGGCGCGCTGATTCCGATTGTGGAGGTGAACATAATTGACGGATAACGTTAGGGGCTACCCGGAAATTTCCTTTGTGGACACGGACACGGAAACGCTGACAAACAACCTGATTCGGGCGTTTGAGCGGTTCACCGGGCGGACGCTGTACCCGGCAGACCCGGCGCGGCTTTTCATTTTGTGGATTGCCGACATTATCATTCAAGAGCGGGTCAACATCGACTTTTCAGCAAAACAGAATTTGCCGCGGTATGCGGAGGGGGAATATTTAGATTCCCTTGCTGAACTCTTCAAGGACGTTTACCGGCTGGAGCCGGAAGCGGCCCGCACGACATTTCGGTTCACGCGGTCAATGGCGCTGGACACGGCGACCGTTGTTCCGGCAGGAACCCGCGTATCGGCGGGGGAAGAAATTGTATTTGCGACGCTGAACGCGCTGACCATCCCGGCGGGGGAATTGACCGGGGACGTTGCGGCGGAATGCCTGACCGCCGGACAGATCGGGAACGGCTTTGTTCCGGGGCAGATTACAAAGCTGGTTGATATTTTCCCGTATTTCGAGCGGGTCGAGAACATCACCGAAAGCGCGGGCGGAGCCGACCGGGAAAGCGACGCGGCCTTTTATGACCGTATCCGCGAAAGCATGGAAACATTTTCGACCGCCGGGCCGCTGGGGGGATATGAGTATTACGCAAAGAGCGCGTCGGCGCTGATCGTGGACGTGAAAGCGACTTCCCCCGTTCCGGGAGAAGTAGATGTGCGGGTTCTGCTGGCAGGCGGAGAATTGCCGGGAGAAGAAGCATTGAAAGCCGTTTCGGAAACCTTGAGCGCGGACAAGGTGCGCCCCCTGACCGATCATGTTACCGTCGCGGCCCCTGAAACGGTCCCGTATAACATCGACGTGACATACTACACGCAGACGGGCGGAGCATTGGGACCGGAAGCGGTGGCACAGAACGTCGCCGCCGCCGTCGCCGAGTATCGGCGCTGGCAGGCCGCAAAGATGGGGCGGGACGTGAACCCGTCCTATTTAACCGCCCTGCTTATGCAGACGGGCGCAAAGCGCGTTGAAGTACGGTCCCCCGTATTCGCCGCCGTCGCCGATAACGCCGTTGCGGTGATCGGTGAAACGACGGTTCGGAACGGGGGTGCGGAACGTGAATGATTACGACATTTGTTCCGTTGACTTCACCCGTTCGCTTCCTCCGCCGCTGAAAGACGACCCGGAGATCAACGCGCTGGGCCGGGCCATAGCGGAGCAATTACAGATCACCGCAAAGCAAATCCGGCAAAATATCATTTACGCCCGCATTGACGAACTGGACGAACAGACCCTTGATATTCTGGCCTATGACTTACACGTTGACTGGTACGACCATTCATACCCGATAGAGGTAAAACGGCAGACAATCAAGGACAGCGTGAAGATTCACCGGCGGCTGGGGACAAAATACGCCGTCGAAACCGCGCTGGGGGCCGTATTCCCCGGAACAAAGGTTGAAGAATGGTTTGAGTACGGCGGCGACCCGTACACGTTCCGGGTCATTATCAACGCCACAGAAAACGGCGTAACCGCGGCACAGCAAGCGGCGGTTTTGGAGCGGGTCATATTCTATAAAAATTTGCGGTCCCATTTGGAAGCTGTACGGTTCAAGATGGAGAAAAAAACGACGGTTCATGTCGGCGGAATTCACTCTATCGGAACCCGGCTGGAGGTATGGCCTTATCTTGCGGAGAACATCGAAACGAGCGGGACAATCCTTGTCGGCGGCGCGCTGACCCTTGCGCGGCGGCTTGAAATCCGCCCGTTCCTGACCCGGAACATGACGGCGGAAGCGCGGTCCCTGATCGGCGGTTATACGCAGTACGCCCGGCGGCTGGAGATCAGGCCGAAGCTGGTTGAATCCGTCGCGGCAAACGGGAAAACCCTGATCGGCGCATACACACAGGGCGCACAGAGAATCGAGGTCGAACCGTTCGTAATTAACCATTTGACCGCGGGTGCGGGGGTGCTGACCGGCGCATATACCCGGCATTTGTGGAAACTGGAAATTCAACCATTCAGAAAAGAGGGGTAAAAAATGCCTGATGAAAAGAAATTCGGAACCATTGTAACCGACCTTGGAACATTCCTGATTCGGGACGCGGTGCTGGAGGGGAAGCAAATCAATTTGACGACCCTTGCGGTGGGCGACGGCGGCGGCTACTACTACCAGCCCACGGCGGACATGACGGAATTGAAGAATGAGCGGTGGAGCGGGAAAGTCAACAGCGTAACCGTCAACCCGGATTCCCCGAACATCATTGACGTTCTGGCGGTGATCCCGTCGGACGTAGGCGGCTGGACTATCCGGGAAATGTGCGTAAAGGACGAAGAGGGAAACATGATTGCCGTTTGCAATACCCCGGACACGGAAAAGGTTATCATTACCAGCGGCGCGGCGGGAGAAATCGAAATGCTTATGCACATTGAGATTTCCAACACCGGCGCAATTACCTTTATCGTGGACCCTTACGCGATCACCGCGACGAAAAAGGATTTGCGGGAACACGATGAATCGCAGACGGCCCACAAGACCGCGTTTGACAAAAAGGCCGATTTAACCGACCTGAACAATCACGTCAACAACAGCGATATTCACGTAAGCCACGCAAATATGGAGAATATCAACACCGCTATTTCCGGCCTGATTGAACATAAAGAAGATACCGACGTACACATTACACCGGCAGACCGGGAAGCGTGGGCCGCGGGCGCGGCACAGGCGGCACAGGCGGCGGCGGACGCGGCGGCGGCGCTTGCCACGGTTGCAAGCCTTGAAAGCCGGGTTGCCCGCGTGGAGGACGGTATTTTTAACAATATCACCGGCAATCCGTATCTTGTGTCCTTTGATTCTCTGGACGGAATCGTTCTGACGAAGGGCATTTGGAACGCGGACAGGAAGCGGATTGAATGTTGACGGAATACGCGTGTACCCGGCGGGAATTATCCTGCCTGATCGGGAACCTGTTTACGGAAATAGAACCGCCTTGCGAACGGTGCGGGGCCGCTGACGTGCTGACGATCAGCGGGACCACCTACACCGGGAGCCGGGCGGTTCTTACCGTTACCGAACACGGGTTCACGTGGGAGGGCGACCCGGCGGAGGTTGAAGAAATCCGCGAAAGGCGGTGCTTACAATGGGGAATCCGCCCCGGAACGGGGAGCAAAACGAATTTATTTTAATCACAAAGGCGAAAGATTTAGTCAAGCACACGTTTTTAATGACGAATGACCGGCGATTTCCGAAAAAGTATCGGTTTACCGTCGTGAATCGCCTGCAAGACCTTGTGATTGATATTTTCCAGCACATACAGGAAGCGAACGAACTTGATCTATCCGACCCGCAGGAATTCAGGGAACGACGGTACGAACAGAAAAAGGCGCTTACAAAGTGTAAAACGGTTCTGTTTCTGATTGAAATTTCCTTTGAAAACAACCTGATTTCAAAAGCGCAATGCGAAGCATGGACAAATTACGTCGTCGAAGTAAAGCGGATGGCGGCAAGCTGGCGGAAGAAAGATCGGGAGCGGGTCACAACACAACGGAGAAGCGCGCCGCCCTACTAACGGGGCGGCGCTTTTCTTGGGGTATGCCTTGTAGCGTCGAATTCGTACAACGTCCGCAACGTCAATTCCTCCGGCGCGATGAACTGGAACAACGCGTACAACGGCAACAGGGGCGCGCGCCCGCTTTGGTGGAACACCGCGAACGAGTAAGCCGCAGGGCCGAAAGCAGAGGACCACTATCAAAGGAAGGTATATCCCGCCGCCGCGGTGAGAGAGCGGGGGTAAATACAAGATTGGTGAAGCAAGGCCCACGGGAACCGGCTTCCGCCACGCGGCGGGCGCGCCGCGTGGTCCGATGATGAAGCGTTGTCATGGCGCATTGCGCCCGCCGCAACGCTGATTCTATACACGGCAAGGAGTTTCCATTTATGGAGCAAATGAGCGATTTTCAAAGGGTGTACGATTTCGGGAACCTTTACGCGGCGTTCCTGAAAGCCCGCAAGGGAAAGCGCGGGAAACCCAGCGTTGCAAAGTTTGAAGCGAATTTGCTGGAGGCCCTTTCCCTTTTATCTGAATTGCTGAAAACCAAAACATACACCATGTCGGAATATTTCGTTTTCAAGGTGTATGAGCCGAAAGAACGCGTTGTAATGACAAACGCGTTCAAAGACAAGGTTGTTCAGCACTCTTTATGTGACAATGTTTTAGAACCCGCGTTTGCAAGCAGTTTCATTCGTGACAATTACGCTTCACAACGCGGGCGCGGGACCCATGACGGGCTTTACCGTTTGGAAAGCTTCATGCGGTCCTATTACTTTTCCAGAAAAGCACAGGCGGAGCAGGAAAGCCGGGAGGAGGGGTTGCCGCGGCTTTCGCCCGCCGAATACGCCGACGGATGGGTTTTGAAATGCGACATTTCAAAATATTTCTATTCGATTCGGCACGACCCATTAAAAAAGATGGTCTGGCGGTTCATAAAGGACCCGGACGTTTTGTGGCTGATCGACTTAATCATTGACAGCACGCCGGACCCCGGAATTCATATCGGGAACCAAACTTCACAATGGTTCGCGGTTATGTATCTGTCCGGGTTAGATCACTTCATCAAAGAAAAGCTAAAAATCAAGTGTTACGGGCGCTACATGGACGATTTCTTTTTGATACATGAGGACAAAGCATACTTGCAGTATTGCCGGAAAGAGATTGAAAAGTATGTTGCCGGGCTGGGGCTTTCTTTGAACAAGAAAACGAACATTTTCCCGTTGCGGAACGGTATTGATTTCCTTGGATTCCATACATATTTGACCGAAACGGGCAAGGTGATTCGGAAAGTTAGGAGGTCAAGCAAGAGCAATGAACAGAAAAAGTTAAAGAAACAACGGTATTTGCTGGATTCCGGGAAAATCACCTTGAAAAAGGTTGAACAATCTTACGGAAGCTGGCGGAGCCACGCAGAAAAAGGCAACTGTTATCACCTTATCCGGGAAATGGACGAACTTTACATGAACCTATTCCCGGAAATCTATTCAAAGGAGAGTGCGGCATAATGGCACAAGCACTTAGCACGCTGGCCGTCGGCGCGCTTGTCAAGGACACCGGCACGCTTTACAACGGCAAACCGATCATTTGGAAGATTGCCGACAAGAACCACGCGGGCTATCCCGCGAATTCCGTCACCCTGATTACGGAACGCATTATTTCGCTGAAATGCTTTGACGCTATCGAAGCGGGAAGCAGTGACAGCAACCGGCGTTCTTACGGCAACAACCGCTGGATTTACTCGAATATCCGGCAATGGCTGAACAGTCAAGCGGCGGCGGGTAAATGGTACAGCGCACAGCACAGCGCGGACGCGGCCCCCACGAATGCCAACGTATGGAGCAATTACAACGAATACGACGCGGAAGCGGGCTTTCTCGCGGGGTTCTCCGCGAATTTCCTTGCGGCCTTGCTGAACACCACGCACACCGTCGGCAAGGCAAGCGTGGACGGCGGCGGAACGGAAACTTGCGTTGACAAAATCTTTTTCATGTCCAGCACGGAAGCGGGCTTGACCGGCGACGTAACGTGCGGAAGCAAGCTGGCCTTGTTCACGAACGACGCTTCCCGGCAGGCAAAGCCGACGGCGGAATGTGTATCGAAAAGCGAGTACACGAACAGCAGTTTCAACGTCAATTCGGCGTGGTATTATTGGCTTTGCGACGCTTACGCGTCGAATTCGTCCGACGTCCGCGGCGTCAATTCCTCCGGCGCGTTGAACTGGAACTACGCGTACGGCGGCAGCGGGGGCGCGCGCCCGCTTTGTAATCTAAAATCTGAAATCTTGGTATCTGATAACCCGGATTCTGACGGCGCATATACAATCATCTGGAATCGTGCGCCGTCCGCCCCCGGAAGTATCAGCGTACCGGCGCAGATTTTGAGCGGGCAGAACGTTGCGGTTACGTGGGGAATTTCCACGGATGAAGATGGAAGCGTGTCCGGGTACATTTTGGAGCGGAAAACCAACGACGGAAGCTGGGGACAGGTTTACAAGGGAATCAACCGGACCTATACCGATACCGCCAGCGCGACATGGCAAACCGTCGCATACCGGGTCAAGGCATACGACAACAACGGCGCGGAATCCGCATACACCACCAGCCCGGCGCGGGCCGTTACCCACAATACGCCGCCCACGATCAGCGGGGCGAATACGAACCTTGGAGAGAAAACCGGGGCGTTTTCGCAGGCGTACACCGTCACCGATCAGGACAGCGGGCAAACGCTGACCGTAACGGAAAAAATCGACGGGACCGTAAAGCGGACCTATACCGCCACAAGCGGCAAAGAATATTCGTTCAGCCTGACGGCGGCGGAATGGGTGAAGCTTGCTAACGGGTCCCACACGCTGACGATCACCGCAGACGACGGGACCGGCGGGACCGCTGACCGGACATACACGTTCAGCAAGAACGTTTCGGAAATCGAATTTCAGCTTGCGACCCCGCTTGCGACCGACGACGCGGTTACAAAGGCGATCATGAGCGTTGCCCGGCAGATTCCCGCAGGGGCCGAATTTACCGTTGAAGCCTGCAACAACGGCAACGACGCTTCCCCCACGTGGGAGGACGTGACGCAGGCCGTCAACAGCGGAAGCAAATTCTTTTTCAGCAACACCACAAAGACCGCCGCCGAATGGGGCTTTAACTTCCGTATCAAGGTAAAGCGGAACGAGGCCGTCGGCGACTGTTTTATTTCGTCGGTAGGGGGGAACTTTGAATGATTCAGCACAGAGAGGACAGTATCCGGGGAATGCGGCTGGAGCGGCTGGGAATCCAGCCGCCCGCCGACTGGAACGACGTTGAACAGGTCCGCGCCGTGAAGAAACAGGAGATCGGCGCGGAGTGTTCCGCGGCGATTTACGCCGGGGTTGACGTGGGCGGGTCCCATTACAGCCTGACCGAACACGACCAAACAGAACTGATGGCACAAGCGCAGACGGTAAAGGAGGGGGCCGCGGCGGTCCCTTACCACGCCGACGGGGAACTTTGCCGTATGTATCCGGCGGAGGAATTCACCGCGCTGGCGCAGGCGGCGACGGCCCACGTGTTTTATCACCGGACCTATTGCAACCATGTAAACGCGTGGATTTCGCGGGCCGACCTTGCCGAACTGGATTCCATCAAGTACGGCGCAGAACTGCCCGCGGACCTGAAAAAGAGCATGGCGGCGATCATTGCCGCGGCGGGAGGGGGCGACGGCGCATGAAACGCGTTTTGACCCTTTGGGCGCTTTTAGGGGCGGCTTACGTCGCCCTTGAAACCATGTTCCGCGGCTATTCCCACCCGTCCATGCTGATTGTCGGCGGGCTTTGCGGGGTCCTTGTGGGGGCAATCAATCAGCGGCCCGGATTCTTCCGCGCCCCGGTTATCGTGCAAGCGGTGATCGGGGCGCTGATCGTGCTTGCCGTGGAATTCGTTTCGGGGTGCGTCCTGAACCTTTGGCTGGGGCTGGGGGTTTGGGACTATACAAATCAGCCGGGGAACGTGCTGGGGCAGATTTGCCCGGCGTTCGGCCTTTTGTGGTTCTTTATTATGCCCTTTGCGATTTGGGCGGAGGATACGGCCAGCTGGCTGATTTGGGCGTATGAATGCGCCGTGTTCGGGAAAAGCGGGGAACCGCCTGACCCGGCCCCGTATTCCCTGAAAAGCGTGTATAAAGATTTCTTTTGCGGGAGGTAAACGACCATGAACGAACTTTTGCCGGTTATCAGCGTGATTTCTACGGTTTGCGCTATCGTGTTCGGGTATGCGGCTTTTAACAGGAACAAGCACGCGGACACGGCGGACGAAGCAAAGAACGACGCAACCGTTCTTACAGAAATTGGGTACATCAAGGCCAACACGGACGAAATCAAGGCGGAGCAAAAAGAACAGCGGCGGACGAATACGGAAATCATTTCCCGCCTGACCGCCGTTGAAGAATCCGCAAAGCAGGCCCACAAGCGGCTGGACCGTCTGGACGAAATCACGGACCACAAGAACGACCCGGATTGACGGAAAGGCGGTGCGGCATGGGCTATCTATTCAGCGTTGCCGCCGGGCTGATCGGCGGAGTTGCCGCCGTGGTGCTGATTGAGCGGCGGCGGAGCAATAAGCGCCGCAGGACGCGGAGCCGGGCCGCGAACGCCGCAGGGGATGAAAAGAGGACCGCCGGAAAGATCGAGTTTTCAAAACTCTTTCTTTCGGCGGTCCTCTTGACCTATTTTGCCGGGTTCGGGCTGGGCTTTTGGGCGGTGACAATCGACATTTCGCAATTAGGGGTTTTCCTTGCGTATATCGGAACGCCGACGGCGGTTGCAATCGGCTTTTATTCGTGGAAAGCAAAGGCCGAAAACGTCGTGAAGATCAAAAAGGCAAACCCGGAAGAAACCGACGGAATCCCCGTTGACCTGAACAATATTCAGCCATAGGAGGGCAACAATGGCAATCACAAAGGAACATCAAGACTTCATCGAGCGGGTGGGCGCGCTTGCCGCCGCAGACATGGAGAAAAGCGGCGTTCTTGCGTCGCTGACAATCGCGCAGGCGATTCTTGAAAGCGGCTGGGGGAAATCCGGCCTGACCGTCAAGGCAAACGCCCTTTTCGGTATCAAGGCCGGTAAAAGCTGGAAAGGCAAGGTTTACAGCGCGCAAACAAAAGAATGTTACGACGGCGCGACATTTACCACGATCACGGCGCTTTTTCGCGCCTACGATAGCTGGGCGGAGAGCGTCGCCGATCATTCGGCTTTGCTGACCGGCGCGGCCCGGTATAAAGCCGTTATCGGGGAGCGGGACTATAAAGCGGCTTGCAGAGCGATCAAGGCGGCGGGCTACGCCACAGACCCGCAATACGCGGAAAAGCTGATTCAGATTATAGAATCTTACAGTCTGACCGCATACGACGGCGCAGGGAGCGCCACAGCGCCCGCAGGACGGCCCGGAGCGTCCGGCGGGTCAAATGACACGGGCGGGGCTGGAAGCCCCGCAGACGGGAAAGGAACGGGGAAAATGAACGCTTCTGAATTCATCAAGAAATTGCAGGACGTTGTGAACAATCACGCGACCCTGTACGTTATGGGGTGCTTTGGTGCGCCCCTGACCGGCGCGAACGTGTCCCGGTATTGCGAGAATCACAGCTATAACAAGAATCCTGCAAGAACCGCAATGATTAAAGCCGCGGCAAACAAAAACCCGCCCGTTTTCGGGTTCGATTGCGTTTGCTTAATCAAGGGGATTCTTTGGGGATGGACCGGCGACGCGTCCAAAACCTACGGCGGCGCAAAATACAAGGAAAACGGCGTGCCTGATATTGGGGCCGACGGCATGATTAAAGTTTGCAAGGACGTTTCAACCGATTTCAGGAAGATCGTTCCGGGGGAAGCTGTCTGGCTGAAAGGTCATATCGGCGTTTACATCGGCGGCGGAAAGGTGATCGAATGTTCGCCCGCTTTCCTGAACCGTGTTCAAGTGACGGCGTGCCTGAATATCGGAGAAATTGCCGGTATGAATGGGCGGGAATGGACGAAACACGGAAAGTTGCCGTATATCACCTATGACATGGCGGTGGAAACGCCCGCAGGGAGCGCCACAGCGCCCGCAGGACGGCCCGGAGCGTCCGGGGGGTCCTCCGATACCTCCGCGGCGCTGGCGTTCAGCGTGGGCGACGTGGTGCGGTTTACGGGGGCGAAACACTACACCAGCGCAAACGCGGCGACCGGCCCCGCCTGCAAGCCGGGAACGGCAAGGGTGATCGGGACATATAAAGGGAAACACCCTTACCAGCTTAAAGCGGAACCCGGTGGCGGGTCCACGGTTTACGGCTGGGTTGACGCGGCGGACGTGCAAGCCATCGGCGGAACCTCCGCCGGGAGCGGGACCACGGCGGCGAAAATGCGCGTCGGTGCGCGGGTCCAGTATTCCGGCCACCTGTACCGGGACAGCAACGGGAACGGGCAGGGAAAGACCGTGAACGGCACGTTCACGGTTAAATATTACTATCCGGGCCGCAAATGCGGCGTACATATTGACGGGCTGGGCTGGGTCCTTGAATCCGCCTGTTCCGTTATTGGCTGAAAGGAGAAAGTGACATGAAGATTATTGCGTTTCTGCTGGCAAATTGGGACAGCGTGCTGGTTGTCCTTACGTTCCTTGCCCTGATCGTCGTTCTTGTCAAGCGCGGCGAAACGGCGGTTTTGAAAAAGATTCTTTTCGGCCTTGTGACGAAGGCTGAAAAGGAATTCGGCGGCGGAACCGGCAAACTTAAACTTGCCGCCGTGTCTGACTGGATTTATCAGAGAATCCCCGCCGTGCTGAAACTGCTTTTCAGCCAAAAGGATATTGAAAGATTGATCGAAAGCGCGCTGGAGGAAGCAAAAAAGGCGTGGGGGACGAACGGAAATCTTGCGGCGTACATCGAACCGGAATACGTCGTTCGCCTGACCCCGCAGGAAGCGGACGAAATCGCCGCAAAGCTGAACGCCGAACCCGGAACCATTTTGCCGGGAACCTGAAATAAACTTGTCCGATTCGGACAGAATGAAAGCCCGCCGGGATTCGCCCCGGCGGGCTTTTTGTGTTGGCGGGTCAAGCGTCGTCTTTCCGAATATCGGGGAATTCGGAAAGAAGTTCGGTATAGGTTTCGCAATGGATAACGTGCGTTCCATCGACACCGTGAACCCACCCGTCATTTAGATTACACCACACGCCATCTTCATCTTTGTAAACTTCTTTGATTGCGGGTTGATACTTTTTCGGAATCTTGAACATAATTATAAGCCCTTTCTTTCTGCAAGCCTTGATTTTTTCACACTACCCTGTTATTATCAAGGTGGCCGGAGTAAGGCTTCCGGCCTACCTTTTGCGCTGGGATAGCGGGAACCTTGACCGGGGCCGCTATCCCTTTTTACTTGCTTTTCTTGTCCCTGACAAGATCAGCGGCTTCCTTAACCGTTGTCGCCTTTGCTTCAATAAGCTGGGCGAGGGTTTCAAGGAAAGCGTCGAATTCGGCGTTTGTCATGCCCTCTTCCATTACCTCACTTCCTTTCGTAAAGGGTTGTTCCCTTGCCTTACAAGAATTATTATATACTAACGTTAGTATAATGTCAAGAGAAATCCAGAATTTTTTGAAAAAATTTGCGCCGGACGAAGCCGCCCGGCGCTGAATGCTACTTGTGGGAACCCTGATTGTAGCGGTCCCACAAATCGGAGAGAATGCGCGCTTCCTGTTCGCGGGTATCAGGAATCGTATAGTCAAAGCCGATCTTGCCGCCGCTCTTGAATTTGTGAATCGTGAAGTGCCACCAGCCGTCGGGAAGGGCGATTTCCATTACAAGGGAATCACCACCGGCCCGAACAAGCATTGTCGAAATATAATCTTCAAGCCAACGGACGGTGACTTTTTGACGGTTAAAGAATCCGTCAACAGAAAGAGAATGAAGCTGGGAAGCGGTTTCGCGTAAGGTCATAAGAAGAACCCCCTATAAAGATATTCCGTGTCGGTCCCCTTTTCGTGTCGGCCCGTAAGGTTGGCCGTTGCCGAACTTTACGCCCCGGCAACCGGGCGGCTTGTGCTTCCCTCTTTCTGTCTATTATTATATACTAACGTTAGTATAAAGTCAAGGGGTTTTCAAAAAGTTTTTCAAAAAAATTTCCGCGCCGGGCGGTGTGGACCCGGCGCGGCGGTCAATCTTGCTTCATGCGAATATTTTTGAAGCGGGCTTTTGTTTCCTTTTGAATTTCGCTGATTCTGTACGGGATAAGATCGTTCAGAATAAAGTTTTTTTCCTCTTCAAATTCCGATTGCGTGCGGACGCGCCAAAAACCGGGCTTGTCGGGGTCCTCTATACGCTGAAAACAGCCGTCGGCCTCCGCTTCCTCCGGGGTTTGCCAGCGGGTCCATTTTTCGCGCATATCATTGAAAGATTTTATGCGGTCCGCCTGTTTCTTTAGGGCTTTTGCGCCGTATTGGGAAAGGTTGGTTTTCTTCACAAGCTTATTAAAGCAATCGACCCCGCATTTCAGGGAAAAACCGTCGTCAAAATGAAAGACAAAGACGTTCCGAATATATGTGCCGCAATGTTCGCAACGAATACCCTGATTCTTTGGAAGTGTATAGCAATCAATCCACATTTCATAAACCACCATTGATAATTGATAGAGGGGCGGCGGGAGCCGCCGCCCCGGTAAAGTATCAGCAGACGAACACGCCCAGCGGGGAACCGTTCGCGGAGCGCCAGCCGCGGCGGTGAATGTCGGACAGGCGGACCCGTTCGGGACGGTCCCGGCGGTTGTCCCAGCGAATCAGGGCATACACGCCGCCGCGGATAACTACGCCGTCGGGAACGTCGATGAAACCGACGACCGTTCCGCTTTCGATGGGGAAGCAAGCGCCGCAATTCCGTTCGACGGATTGACCGATCATCACGATCACGGAACCGTCGTCGGCGGGCTGTGAGATTGTCACGACTTTGGAGGGGGCCGCGTCCTCCGCGACGGGAGCGGGAGCGGCGGCAGTTTCCTCCGCGGCGGCGGGGGCTTCCTCCGCCTGAATCTCACGTTCGGCCCGGAAAATGGGGGCCATGCTGTACCGATCAGGCTGGATATATTCGCCGGAATCATCAACCCGGATTTTAGAACGCCGGGATTCGCCCATATACTCATAAGTAACGGTTTTAGCGGTGCGCCCGGTGATCTTGATGGTGAAAACGCAATCGTGATTGTAAATGCTACGGGAATAATATTCCTTGCCGATTTCAAAAGTGTTCATGTGATTACCTCCATATATTAAACGAATTGTTGAAGCTACCTTGTGCCGTGTCGGCCCCCTTTTCGTGTTGGTCCGTAAGGTTGACCCCCGCCGTATTCTTAACGCCCAGGCAGGTGGGCGGCTTGTGTTTCCCTCTTTCTGATTATGATTATATACTAACGTTAGTATAAACACAAGATAGGAAATTGCACAAATATACTAACGTTAGTATGTGTAATTTTTATACTTGCGTTAGTATAAAAAGCGTGTTATAATGGAGGGCGGAAACGGAGGTGGCAAAAATGCCCGGAAAATATGAAACTCCGCGGGGGAAAGCCGCGACAGACGCAAAGCGCCGGTATTACGAAAAAAGCTATGATCGAATTTATCCGGCGGTCAAGAAAGGAAAAAAGGAACTCTATATTGCCGCGGCGACAGCGGCGGGAATGTCCTTGAATGAGTGGGTCGAAAAGACGCTTGACGCGGCGGCGGGAATCGGGGAAAATTGGGGGGAACAGGCGTGAACGAATGCAAAGTGACCTTTCACCCGGCTTTCGTGGAAGCTGTAAAAGACGCGGCGGAACTGGAAGAAGAGCGAACACGGCTTCAAACGGTTATGGAAAATGGCACGTTCGAGCGGGTCCGGGAAATCATAGAAGCGCAACCGGCAAGGAAGCGGGCCGCGTTCTATGGGACCATTTACGAAGCGACGTGCGCCGGACAGGACTTTTCCCGCGTGGAATCATTGCAGGATATAGCGGATATATACGCCCGCTTTATTATCGGGCGGGCGTTTGAATCGTAAAAAGAAGCGGCGGGCGCAATGCCCGCCGCTTCTTCCGTATGTAAGATCATTCGACCGGTTCGTAAGTATAACCGCCGCTTTCGTCAAGCGTGATCGTTCCGGCGACTTCCAGAATTCCGCCGTCCGCGTCCTGTTTTCCATATTGGGCGACGTAGTACATGGAGCCGGGGAAGCAAATCCCCGTTCCGTCGTCGCAGACAATCGCCACCCAGTTATAACCGCTATCTTTTACAACAGTTTCGGCGAAATCTTTGTATTGTTCCGCCGTAACAGTTTCAAGCTGGCCTTTGCTGATTTCAATAAACGCATATTCGCCGATTTTTTCGCCGGTCCCGCTTTCAACGCCTTTCACGATCAGGGCGCAGGCCGTCAAGGGGTTGTCGTCGGCGGGAACGGCGGGGGCCGGGTACAACGTTTCGCCGCCCTTGTCCACGCGGTCAACAACGCCGTTCGTGTAATATACGTCATATGTGCTGAACCCGCTGGAAACGGTGCAATGTCCGTCGTCGCCCTGCTTGCGGGTCACGTTGGAAACCTTGCTGTCCATGCCGCAGGAAACGAGGACAAGAAAAACGTCGTCGGCCTGTTCGGGGGTGATTGCCATACCGGAAGCAAGGGGCGATTGAGAATCCCGGTAAAAATCGTATTCGGCGGACAATTCGCCGGATTTGGGAGTGTCATAATCGACCACCGCGCCGCAGGCGGCAAGGGATAAAACCAGCGCCGCCAAAAGGAAAAGGGAAAGAAACTGCTTCATGTGGAATCCTCCGTTCCGCCGCCCATTGACAGCGGGCGGCATTTTTGTTTTTTGAGGCCGGACCGCCAGGACCGCTGGCGTTCTGACCTTTAACACAATTATTGCTGGAATGCGTGCTAATGTCAAGAATGAATCTGAACTTTAACACACATCGGAGGGGCAACAAATGAAAATTTATGATTACAAGGGGCGGAAGAACCTTTGCGGCGACCGGGTGAGGGAAGCGCGCGCCAGAACAAAAATCACACAAGCGGACCTTGCGGCCCGTCTGCAAGTGGCGGGGGTTATCATGGAGCGGGACAGCATTTCAAGAATTGAGATCGGAACGCGATTTGTGACAGATTATGAACTTTCGGTGCTTTCAGACGTGCTGGGCGTTTCCGTCGAATGGTTACTAATGCGCGAATAATCAGAATTTATACTTGCGTTAGTATAGGCAAAATGTTATACTTTCCATGTCGAAAAAACAGGAACCCGCCCTTGCTTTGCGGCGGGGCGGGTTCTGCTGTCATGGAGGGTATATTATGGGACATTGCTTTAGTCACCTGACAAAAACGGACAGATACAAACTTGAAGCCGCGTTGCTGGCCGGGGAGAAGCCGCAGGCAATAGCGGACAGATTACACGTACATATAAGTACGATCTATCGGGAGAAGAAACGCGCCCGTATGATTCACCGCAATTCGGACTGGACGGAAGAGGAGCGGTACAACCCGGACGAAGCGGAACGGAAGTATCAGGAGAATTTGCGGCGGAAGGGCGCTGGCCTGAAAATCGGGAACGACCGCGAACTTGCGGACTATCTGGAAAAGAAGGTGCTGGAGGACGGATATTCCCCCGCCGCCGCGCTTGCGTCGATCAAGCTGGAGGAAAAGACGTTTTCAACCTCTATTTGCGTAAGCACGTTTTACAGTTACATAACAAAGGGCGTTTTCCGCTTTCTGACAAATGCAGACTTGCCGGAAAAGCCGAAAAGGAAACGGACCTATAAAAAAGTTAAGACCATGAAGCGACCGCCGCGGGGGGACAGTATCGAAAAGCGTCCGGCGGAGGTTGACACGCGGGAAACGTTCGGGCATTGGGAGGGGGACACGGTTTACAGCAAAAAGGACGGGTCAAAGGCCCTGTTCGTCTTAACAGAGCGGTTGACCCGCCGGGAAATCATTATGCGGATAAAAGACAGAACCGCAGAAAGCGTGATAAAGGCGTTGGACCGTATCGAGCGGAAATACGGGCCGGTTCTGTTCAGGAAGATTTTTCAGACAATCACCGTTGACAATGGTGGCGAATTTGCCGACGTGGACCGGCTGGAGCGGTCCGCCCTCCGAAAGACTTTGAACCGGACAAAGGTTTATTTCTGCCACCCGTATTCGTCCTATGAACGCGGGTCAAATGAATGTCAAAATAAAATGATTCGGCGATCATTCCCAAAGGGAACCGATTTCGGCAATGTGACCGACGCGGAGGTTGTACAGGCCGAACAATGGATGAACAATTATCCGCGTAAAATATTGGGCTGGAAAACGTCTGAAATGCTATTCAGGGAGTGCGTCGCCGCCCTGATTTGA